TTGCTTCTCCATGTCATCTATAGCAGTCTGTGTCGGGAGCAACTTCTCAAACATTTGACGTCTCACCTTGTCAAGCTCACCTTGCAGTACTGCCTGTTTCTGTAAATTGGATAGATAGTTTTTGGACAATTGTGTTTGTTGATAATACACCAAGCTTCCTTTAGGTTCATATGGTATCAAATGAACAGCATCATATATGTTTTTATATTCAATCTGATATTTTTCATATTCCACAATGTCTAGCTGATCAATATTTGCTATTTTTGGAAATGTGGTCCAATATTCATCAGTGAGTCCACCTAACAGTTTGATGGCACCACGTTTATACATTGTGTTAATGATTCCAAATATTTCTGATAATGCTTTAAATTGGGTCCCGTCAAGAATTTCTGTACCGGGTATAAATGACTCGAGTCCACTATCATAATCTGATATGTCAACATTCATGTCTGTTGCAATGCGTTTTAACACATTGATGTCTTGTACTTGTTTGAAGTGACCGAACATGAAAAAGCTTAACCCTAGGAATAGGTCATCAGATCTAAGCTCATCTGTATTACTTGATACCATGGCATCGAAAGCTGCTCCGGTCGCTTCTTTACTCCACTCAGGTATGACCAATTTACCCTCCAGATCAGATCTCATCTGTTCCATTCTGCTAACACGATATGCACCATCAAAATATAAATCCATTGGATCTTCTTCCAGTAATGAAAATAATTGAGGCAAGGTCTCCGGAGTGATTGGGCCAGTAAAATCTTCTATGTCGTACACATTTTTCAACGATGGATCTTCCAGAAACAGTTTTGCATATTCTGCTCTTTGTCTGGCCTCGCGAGGAAAAATGTCACGTGAATATTCAATGCCATTCTCATCAACTACTTGTTCTACTTCTTGTTGATTACGTGTTTCTTTGGGACGTACATATTCAGCTGGATCACGTATAAAATCTGCGCCAAGTACTGCCAATGATCCTGCTATATATTGTCTACCTGGCCTATATCCGGCTATATATCGAATTTTCATATTCCATTCATTGTCGCGCGGAAGTACTTTTCGTGCATCCAATTCATCGACAAATGTAGGGGGTGATAATAGTTCACCATTTGGTCCTACACTTTCATATTCAGCAAATCGTCCATCCAGATTTAGATCATATTCTTGTACATCAATTGCAGTGGCAACCGCTATTGATTCATATGTTAAATTTCGTTCAACAAGCATGACTTCCAATGTCTTGTAAGTTGAAATTGGTCTGGCTTTATTCCGCTCAATATACCAAACACAAAATAAGCTACGTTGGATTTGATCAGGTTCCATTCCAGCTGCAATCATTTCCGGAATACGGTGCACTCCAAATTGTATATACATGTCATGATAATCGCCAGGCGTATTAGTTGTTATGTAAAACAGTCCGGTTACAACCGGTTTTGGAAGTCCAATACCATCTGCGCTTACAACAAATGTATTGAATTCATCATCCAACACATCATCCAACTGCTCATTGTCAAGCCCAGGTTGTAGTTTACTCAATGTATATTCAGCATATATTGCTGAAACATCAGCATCTACTTCTAACAATCCACTGTTTGTATTACGTTGTGCCAGATCTGTAACTGGTACCACCGGTGGTGTCTGCTCCGGGCTTAATATACCTTGTTTGAATAATGGATCATCCGGAAATTCATCTTTCAATGCACGAATTATTAATTCACGTTCATCGACGGCACTGGATTCACCTGGTCTGTTTGCAAATTGATTATCTCCCATTTTACTGCTCTATTTTAAAATAATAACCATTGTCATGTATCTGTATATCAGTATCGCCATCACGTTCAATTTTTAGTAAAATTCTGTAGTAACGGTCTGGCATAAAAGTGTTCATATTCAATCTAAAAAATGATCCATTAGAGTCACATGAAATTTTAGTGGCATTACGATCATATGGAATGATAATTTGATTAGTATAAGCATCTGTTACAGAATAATAACTAGACGTTGGTAATCTATATTCAGTTAAATACGTTGATCCGGTACTATATGATCTTACTGGAAATTCCGGACGTACACCGATACGAAAAACTGCTTTATCGGCTGCGCGATATGATGGTCGTATATTTTTAAAATATGGAACATATGTATCTGTTGTAATCATATTGAATGACCCGGTGCCAGATGTGACAGTATCATCCCATGCTATTTCCAATCGTGGTATGAAAATAGTATGTGTTTCATTACCATAATATTTAATACTACCAAATACATCAGTAGATCGTTCATCTGTTGTTGTACGTTTTAACACCAACCCATTGTTTGGTATTGATCCATTCAACCACTTTGATGCAATGTTAGTTATGTTCATACGAATATCTAATGATCGTGGATTGACAAATGATTGGCTAGCTTCATATCCTGAACCAGTCATCCATGTTCCACCGCCTAACAACTCTGTTGCAGATGCATCACCTGAAGATGCTGCAGAACCTGTGTTCCAACGCGTTCCCGGATCTTCTGCATCACGATAATACCAAGACACGCCTTTTGTAGTCACCGGATTGTCAATTTTATATCCATTACCCATTACCCACGATTGTGATATGGGAAATGCTTTAAGCTCAAATGATAATGGCAATTCAGCTGCATCAGCTGCAATCAATGATAAATACACGGATGACGACTTGGAATTAGATCCTAGGTTTGGTATTTCATTGTTTACAATTGATTGTGATAATGCAGTTATTTGTGATGCAAAATCTAACAGTATGCGAGTATTATATGTATCTGATTGTAATATACCTTCAAATTTAGTGTCAGCTGCTATTTTAGTTAATTCCAATATTGGATCTATACCAGTATTTTGCGCTGGTTTGCGTTCATATAAAGTAGCATCTCTATCGATATAATATAATTGATACATAGTACACTTCTATAAAATTAATTAATAATTCTACCTTTAATATCTTTATTCGGATATCGAATTTCAAATATCATTGGATCTAAACTTGGATAAATAATTCCATTTTTTGTTGCCGCCGTAATGTCATATGAATACGGAGAATACCCTAAAGCCTCATTGAATAAATTAGTTATTTCAAAACGAGCCACTGTTTGTACACCACGAACTTTATCTAGTTCGGACATGATGTTAGGAATGATGATAGGAGCATTAATCTGCATGCGATCAATTTCAAACAGTTCCTTCAATCTATTGATGACACGTAAAATCACTTCCTGATTGTTAACATTTGCATTAGGGATGATATCCACTTCAATTCCAATGTTAACAATGTATCCAGTTTTAATGTTTATCGCATCTGTTAACATACGGAATTGAGACAGATATGTACGTAAATTTTCTTTTAACGACGTGTTCAATGGTATTAGTTGTTTTTGATCATTATATGCCAATGTATACAAATTAAGTGCCAGTGGATTTGATATTGTCTCACGCGGATATGTGGTGTCAGCTGTATTTTGCTGCGAATCACCTATCACATATGCTTTAGCAATAGATCCATATTTTGCTGGCATCATAAAACATCTTGCAATGTAATCTTCACGCGTAACCATACGATTCTGTGATGCAAAGTGTGCCATGGCATTTTGTCGTATGCTATCAATGTCCTGTTTTGTTTTGCCACCAGCTGCTGGTTCTGGATTATTAAATGCGATTGTACTTTTGACAAAATTTAAATTTACATTGGCAGTATTAGTGCTGTTATACTGAATGTCAGTGATAACATTCAATGAATTGGCCGATACATTTTCTTGAACTCCTCCACCACATGAATATCGAACTGTCAATGTTTCATTGTTAGGAGCTAGACCATATGTACTAGTACGCAAGAAGTTTGTAGGATCAACATCTACAGTAGTTGTACGAGTAAGATATTCTAATCCCATTCCTACATTTTTAGGATTAGGAATTAATTCTTCATCTGAATCTGAACTTACACCAGCACCAAAACAGATATCCAATTTTTGATCATTACGTAATCGTGTAATGAATCTCCGTGGTGTTCGTTTTAATTTCAATATGTAAGGTACTGTACTTCTATCTCCAGCAAGATCAGTATCATTAAATGGAATGTTTGCAATTGATGTGAATACAGTATCTTGTGCCAGATAATCAACTTCTGTCCATTCATCTCCACTGTTACTTAAAATCTCAATTACATCCAATACATTTGATTCTGGCAATGTAATTTTATCATATGGTTTTGGTGCATTAAATGTAAATGTTCTAGTTTTTATTTCGCCTGATTTTGCTGCTACCTGTTTACGTATTAAATAAAAATCAATATTACCAATGTTATCTGTGGAATATACTGACACTTCACGTGGATCGGATGCCGTATCTACAGCAAAATCGATTGGTTGAGTTGTTAAAAAATTAATACCTTCAATTGTTTGCACTTGTGCATTTTCTTTAACTGATAATGCATAGTCATAATCAGGTTCAGTACTATTACCAGTTCCTTTTGATGGAACTAACTGAAATGCATCAATCACAACAGTCGCTGGCGTATTTAATTTTGTACGATAACCAAACAACTGAGCTAGCTGCAAAACATTGGCATTTTCCTGGGCACTTGATAGTATTGATTCACGGAATGATTGATCTGTATAGTATGAAAGCACATCTCCAACATATGATGCCATTTCCATAAACATCATACCCGGCGAAGATTCATTGAAGTCATTATAACTGTTTGGAAAATATTGACGTGCAAAATTGATTAGATTTGCGCGAAATTGTGCAAAATCTTTATTTAGATATTTAACATCTTTTTTAATTAATTCCATATGATACCTTTAAAAGTAGCCTGTCTGTGTTAACACTCTTGGTGCAGTTGAGGCTGCATCTGTTTCTGAAAGAATAATTTCATTTTCATTTGCTAATACCATAATAACACGTTCAATGGTTGAATTTTGTACTGTATATCTAAGTCGTATTGTTAAACTATGATTGTCTAAACTGTTAACAACACCTATTTCAGATATCTGTATATATGGTAACCAGAATTCAATATCATCAGTCAATGATAATTGTAGATTTTCACGAACTAATTCAGTATTTGGTTCAAACAATGTGGTGTATATGTCGGTACCAAAATTCGGTTGCATGAATCTCTCTCCTTTACGAGTCAACAACAAATTCTTAAGATTAGATATTGACTGTAATTCTGATGTATATGACTGAGTGAATACACCTGCACTACCAATTGAACCAGAGGCATAATGATCAGCAATTGCCTTTCCTGATACCGGTTTATTAAATGGTAGTAATATACCAACAGCTCGGTCAGGATTCGATCGATCTACTTGATACTGATATATTGGTCTTTGACCCATTATTTAATACCTTTTTTCTTATCTATTGCCTTCATCAATGATGAGTAGTCACGTGTCATGGCATTTACTGTAGAAGCCACATGTGGATTGTTCATATTAACTGGCATATGATCAAAATCAGTACTTGGCATCACGGCCACTGATCCATTTCCATCTGCTCCGGCAATTTCACTTTGAAAATTCATTGTCGGCCACTCCTGTTCTATATCTGATGTTGACATGGCCGTTTCATTCAGAAGATCATTCAATGTAGGATCTTTAACAAATTGTGTCTGTCTTGTCGGTTGCATTGGTGTTGCTGCAAATGTATTGGCATGTCGCGGTTTTTCAACTATCTTATGCAAATGTGATCCATGTTGCATAGCATGCTTATGATTGGTTTTGCGTTCATTTAATAATGTTGTCATTTCTTCACGAACAGCGGACCTAACTTCTTCTCTTATGATCTTACGAAGTAATGATGTAAATGATTTGGTGTCCATAATTTTCCATTTTATATAAATATGGAATACAGTTAAATTAGAGTTTAAATTGATATCACCATTTAAATTCCTCTGAATTCGGCATGAATGGTTTCAGTGGTGGAGGTGTGTACGGAAACAAGATTTGTTTTGTCACATCAACATATGTCATACCACCTTTTGCATTACCTTTGACTAACTCATCAACCGTTTTAGCTACACCATTGGTTGTATCCATGAAATGTGTGGCTATTGTATGATAATATTTATGATTAGCAGTATTATTATTATCTCTGCGCGCAAATTCATGACCGACCGTTCTTGGGTTGGACTTTGGGTTGGACTTAAGCTCAACTAGTACATGTTTGTTTGTCCATTGGAATTCGCATGCATTGTTGTTTGCAGTAATCTTCAACGGCGGTACCGGTCCTGCAATTCCAATGACGTTCTTTACTATGATGCCAGCAGAATATGGCATTGCGGAATTACCAGCTGATATTGCTTGGCTAGCTGGTTCGCCCTTTGCCTCATCAAATACTTCACGTAAACGAAATCCCCAATATGCCTTGTTCAGTTGTGGTAAACATGGAGCACCATTGAGAGCCACACCCGGTACATCATTCTGTGTTGCATCTGTTCCCGCCAGAATTGCTGATGCAAGCGCTGAAGCATTTGGTACCAAATGTTTGAAACGTCGCGTTTTATCTGATTCATCGGCATATTCCAACCATGGACCCCAGGTACGAGGATCTGAATTGCTAAGGCCTGTTTCACCGGTGTCAGGTGCCGCTGCAGTTGAAGCAATTCGCGCAATGCTCATATATGATTCCACTGGCTGTTCAAGTTGACCTTTATTATATTTTGCAGCGCCCTGATTTCTGTTGCCGCTCCAAATCATGTTTTTTGATTCACCATCAATTTTGCCTAACACGTTGGTGCCGGCAGCGTTTGTTACCCAATCTTTTATTGTCACACCGGTGTCCAATGATGGCTGTCCATATCCCATGGCAATCTTTTGATCTTCAGTCATAACGTTGTTGTAGTTGGCATTGTTGGCTGCGGCTCCAAGTGTTGCAAATAACCCATTTGTAGGTAACCCTTTAACGCGGGTGAAAATAGTCTGTGTCTTATCATCTGCATCAATGTAATCAACTGTGATCTCTTTACCTCCATTGACTGGCAATCCGGAGGGGCCATCTGGAAACGTTTTGCTACGACCTTTCACAAAAGTACTATATGCTGGTTCTCCTAGGAACTGCCTCAATCTTCCACTTTCTTTATTTCCTGCTTCATCATCAACGAAAAATTCCTGATCATCTATAGGAGCTTGCATTGTTTTGAATTTTGGCGATTTCTGATCAGTGGCACCATTTTTAACTTTGCATTTATTGCCTGTGCCTTCTGATTCCAATGTCACTACACGATAAAATGGACCCATGCAAAAACCTGCTGAACCTTTTTTAACGCCATCAATATCAGGTCCTGAATTGTCATCAGTGTCTTTATGAGGTGCCATATCCGGAAAATATTCCATGGTCTTATCTTTTGGTACCAATGCAGGTGGCAATGGTAGTCCTGGTTTAGCTGAAAAAGTAGCT